TTGTATTTTTTTTTTTTTTTTTTCTAAGCAAAAGCGGACATCGGAGTTCCCTCTACGTTGCGTGGGTGTGGAAAGGGTTATAAGAGGGGGCATGGGGGTCTCCTGTTGGGGTGGTTCGGGGGCGGGGGTTTCTGCTGCTTCTATTGGTGTGCCGTCTTCGGCGTAGATGCGGGCGCCTGGGAATGCGGGGAACGGCACCATGGCTACGGCTTTGAGCAGGGAGTTTTTGATGGTGCCACCGGTGCGCTCAACGCCTACGACTTCGACGCTTAGGGCGTCGATGGTGTGGTCGGCGGCGGCGGCTAGGGCTTCGGTGGCCATAGAACTAGTGCCTAGCTGGAATCGCATAACCAGGCCGGCCGGGGTGTCCTCGGCGGCGATTGCGTAGCCAATCGCCTTGGGTTGCTGGTCAGGGCGCGAGTGTTCCGCTAGCAGCTTGACGCTGCTCAGTTCGGAGGGGAGCCGCAGACTCCCACGGGGGAAAGTGAACGTGCCGGTAGCCGTTTGCCCATTTTCGCCCCACGGCAGGGCCATTCCCTCGATGATGCGGTCGGCCTCATTACAGACCACAGTGGCCGGTGCGGCGTCACCGGTTACGGTTTCTACATCACTTGGCATTTATGTCTTCTCCTTCTTGGCGTTTCCTAGCCCCAGCATTCAGCGTGTTAGTCAGCCACTTATCAACTTCGGGGATCGTGATTATCCGTTGTAGGGCCGCCACGATCCCCAGGGTGGACGCCACCAGGGGTACGGTCTCTACACCCGCCACCTTGGCGATTTCCGGCAATACCGGCAGCAGCGCGATAGTGGCCACGGCAACGCTACGGAGCACGGAGCGCCACGGATAGCGGATTTGGGTTGGTGGGCGCTCAGGCATGCGGCAACTCCATGGCGCGCTTGCGTAGCTCAAGGCGGAGCCGAATTATAAAAATTATCTGATGAGTCAGCATGATGCTAATCCCTAAGCCGAAGCCAGTCGCTACATCAAGAAGGCTCATATCACTTGACTTTCTTGGTATCGCGGCAACCATCAATACCCTGTGCGGCGCCTAGGGCGGCAACCGTATCCACCAAGGTCCGGCCACCGGTTTGTGGCCAACCCGGGTAGCCACTACCAGGTCCGGTCAGCTGGTCTCGAATAACTCGTAGTAGCTCGTTGTTTTCTTTTAGTAGTTGCCGGTCGGCGTCGGTGAAGTTCGTCATTTTCCCTGCTTGTGGTGTGGGGTCTGCTTGCATGCTGAAATAAAATTCCTCGGCCAAACTCATGTATTGGTCACGGTAAGCGCCGGCCAGCTGGTGCGGGCAACTGGTGCTGTAGAAATGCGAGTGAGGGAAAACGTTATTAAACCATGCGGGTTTTCCCAGGTCGTAGGCATGGCATAGAGCGGCAACCAGGTGAGCACCCGCGGTGATAGTTTCCTGACTGATAGGCCAGTCTTCGGCGGCGCCACCCGTGTTAGCATGCTCGATACCGATTGACCAGCTGTTCGCGGCGGCGTCTCCAGCGTGCCAAGCGGTATCCCAGTCATTGACCAGTTGCCCAATCGTTCCATCTGTCTCCACTTGATAGTGGGCGCTTGCTTCACGGTCTTGCCAAATCCGCCAGCAATCGGCGGTAGTGAGACCCACACCAGCGTTGTGGTGCACCACCAAATATTTAATCGGGCCAGGCCGGCCGGGCGTGTAATGTTTGTTCATCAACTGGTATAGGTCGGGTTCTAGCGTTTGAAAATCCATGGTCTTTAGTCAATCAGCTGGGTTAGTTCGTTGGTGGCGGGCGGCATGCGGCGGGACTTGTAGTCATCAGGTGGCGCAATGCTGTTAGGGTCGAGTCGGGTCAAGTGGTCAAGGTCAAACTCCACACTCTGACCTGGTGAAACCATGTCATCCATGCCTAGGCGGGCGGCTATCGGCGCCATAAACGACGCTAGACAGTAGTCGACTAACTCAACATTGCGTGCGTCCATGTTGGAGTAACGAACGCTGGAGTCGGCTAGGGAGGCATCTAGCAGGATAGCGGGGATACCACAAACGCGGGCAATGTCAATGGCGGCGGCGTTTCGGCCTTCCACCAGCAAGTGAGCCTCAAAGCTCCCATGACTCTTCGCCTCAATACTGCTGTTCGTGAAACCGACACTGCCCCCCGGCCGGTTCCGGCCGCGGTTCCATGCGGCTATGAGCTTTTCAATCTTTACAGGGTCGGTGATAGGTTCACCGCCAGTCTGATGCAACTCAGTATGGGCAACCGGGTTCGCGGCGGCGGCGGCGGCGGCGGCGTTGATCTGGGCGGCATGCCGGATAGCCGCGGGATACCTGAGGATACCCGTATCAGCACCGGGGATTAGGATTACGCTATCGGAATCGACAATGGCGCCATCGAAGAAAACCCGCCCCTGTTCGTCAAAATGCCAATAGCGGTAGTCCACATGGTCGGCGGCAATCACGTTTCCGCTACTGTCTCGGGCAACAGCCCAGAGCGACCAGCCATAAAACAGCAGGTCATCCACAGTCCAGATCATGCGGTGATACGGGGATACCGGCCCATCGGTGCGGGAAACCCAATCAGGCTGTGTAGGTAATGGCCCATCGGCGTCGTGCACAACAATAGGGCACCTAGCAATGCTGCTGACGATAATGCGGCGTGCCCTGCTGATTGCTGGAACGTTCATGGCCACGTCACGGGTGGTCACATCGGGCATGAAGTCGGGGGTGCCAACGGTAATCAGGTGGTTAGGATCAGCCCAGGCACTAGCGTAGGGCACCTCTAGGGTGCCACTTACCAGGGCTGGAACCGATACTAGGTCCCGGATTTTTTGCAGGAATCCCATAGGCGTTAGTATCGCCTATGGGGGCGTCATTTCGAGGATTTTTGCTGTATGCGCTGTAAATTTCGGGCTGCGTTTTTCGCCGCCTGAAAATCCCCGTGTCCTACTTTCAGGTGTCGGGCGAGTGCGTACCAGGCGGCGGTTCGCTCTTCGTGTTGTTCGTGCCAATCGCAATGTGGACAAGTCACGACGGCACCGGAGTAGTCGGACCAGTCAAGGCGCTGTTCTGGCTTTTTAGTGGATTTCTTTGGCGTCATTCGGGGCTCCAGATAAACGGTTCGGGGATAGCAGTCTCGGGGATTTGATAGCCGGCTAGTGCGGCTAGGCCGGCCTCTAGCCGTGCGGTGCCAGCGGCGCTGTTGCGCCTGCTGAACATCCTCCCTTTTTCACCGACATTGCGGAGTTCAGCTACATCTAGTTCGTATTCGACACCGGCACAGCGGCGGACTCGGATAGGCATGGTGTCTGCTTCCTGGTCTAACGCCTGTAGAAAGTCTTCGGTTGCGGCGATCATTTCATCGGTGGATAGGGGTTTCCAATGCTCAGGCATGGCAATGGCCAGCTGGTCAGCTAGGCGTTTCGTTGGTCCGTACGCATCGCCGCATACTTCGGCGGCGATACCGCGGCGCACCAGCTCTTGGGTAGTGTCGATGACCCATTGCCGGCCGGGGCGGGCGTCGATGACCTCAATGCCTACGCCCCGGCCTTGGTTGATGGTGCCCACCGCGGCTAGGGCGGTAGTGGCGCCATCCCAGGACACGCCAACCCCCAGCGTCACCGGTCCGTCGTCTAGCGGCACCGTGGTAGTGATACCGCGGTAGGCGTCTAGGTCAATGGCCTTCTGGCGCGTGTTCTTTGAGCGCACATTGCCGTAGGCGCGTAACCACTCGTTAAAGTCCATATCCTCGTTTTCCAAGGGTTCGAGGACTTTTTCGCGGGTGCACAGACCAGCGGCGACACCCGGGTGAGCAGCAAGAACGTCCTCGATGGTGAAGGAAGCGACCTCCTGAGGGTCAGCGGAGGTGCCAACCCCGTAGTCAATCACCGCCACGCGGGGCGATGGTTCGGCGATAGCCTTGTTGAGGCGGGCATGCCAGTAATCAGATTCGGCGTCACCAGCGGCGCTAATCTGTACAATTTGGCTATTATTCCTGGTCAGCTGCGTGGCGCGCACTGCCTGCATCAAATCCTTGCCCTGCTTCTGGGTGAAAGCCCATTGCTCATCGGCAATGATTTTATCGCCTTGGCCACCATGAAGGTACTGGCTGGTAGGCGGCATTGGGCGAATCTGTGACCCCGTGGCCACCACTACCGTCCTGGTCGCCCCAGCAGCGAGTTTCGTATCTACGATCCCCAGCGGCTCCAGATATTTTTTGCTGGGCTCCACTAGTTCAGCTAGGAAACGCTCTCTGGCCGCCATGCCCGTCTGCGCGGTGAACCATAATTTTTGACTGGACTTGGTCATGGCCACGTACATCAACCAATCCATGATGCACGTAGTTTTACCGGTCTGCCTGGGGAAACTCACCAGAATGGTGGTGAACACCGGTGTTCCGTCACGCCACTTAGCTACCAGGCGTTCCAAGATTTCGATTTGGTAGAACGTCGGTTGCCGGCCCAGCAGGGCCGCAACTTTTTTCACCGCCCGAAGGTCGACTATTGCCCCCTCGGGAATAGGGGTTAGATAGCGGGGCTCTACCCGGCCGGGTAACCAGGTGCGCATTAGTCGGCGTCGGCCTCTAGGGCGGCTAGGTCCTCGAACAGCTGCTTTGCCAAGTCCTCGCTTTCCATTTTCCGGCTCTCGGGCGTCATATGCGCCGCGGTGAGGGCTTCGGTCATGGCCGGAATCAACTTGGCCGGACCATAGGGGCGTTCCTGTTTCTCCAGCGCATCGAGGGCCCAAGCACCCGCTCGAAGTACCGTGGCGATCCCTTCATCTATAGGGTGAATCACTTGGTTATCGCGGGCGGCGTCAAGGGCGGCGTCCATGGCCATGGAATGCCGGCCACGAAGAACACAATCGGGCTGCTTAACGGCTTCGGCCTCGAAAAGGGCCTCCTGGCCCTCGCGGGGCCGCTTGGGATCAGGGCGTGGCATGGGGTTTGACCTCCTGGTTTAGTTAATATACTGACCCCGGGGGTTGGGGCCCAAAGAGAGAAAAAGAGGC